CCGGAAGGACCGGAAGGCCCCGAAGGACCCGAAGGACCCAAGGGTGACACTGGCGCAAATGGAGCAGATGGAGCCAACGGCACTGACGGCACTGACGGTGAAGACGGCGCAGACGGTGACTCATTCTTTCAGGACATCGGCAGTAACACCATCGAGTACTTCGGCGATCAGCTATGGATTACCAGCCTACGAGATCCCTTCTTCATTGGGGCCAAGATAGGTAATGACTCTAGCTTCACCGGAACAGTCACAGCTAACAAGTTCGTAGGGAATGGATCAGAGCTTACGGGCATCACTACACGATCCGAGGTGGTTAGTGCTTTCACTACTCTTCAACAGGCTGTCTCCAACGAGACAACAGTAGAGGGATTACGAGACGCTATCACCAGTTCACTTAATGACATCATCAACAACCTTTCATGACCTCAAGGAGATAATCATGGTAGATCAAAAGAAGTTCGACCAGTTAGTAGAGTCAACCACTAAGTACCTTCAGGACCTACTCGACAGAGTTAACAAGCTAGAGAACCAGCTAGCCGAGTTGAAGGTTAAGAAGGTCAAGAAGGATGACTGACTACTTCGAGGACGCTCGTACAATGTTCCTAACAGACGGATGGCGTACCTTCCAAGAGGAGATCGAGGAAGCTATGTCGGTACTCACACTTGAACACTGTGACTCTGTTGAAGAGTTCTGGCAGGCTCGCGGTAGGCTATCGGCCCTCCGTCAGTTCGCCGGGTACGAGAACAGTATATTAGCCGCAGAGGAGCTAGAAGATGAACGTGATCTATGACGTTAAATGCACCTCCTGCGGTCACGTAGATGAAGTGTACGGTAGGAAGGGGGACACGGTCCGGTGCTCGGTCTGCTCCTCTGACTCTCGTTCCATCATAAGTCCTGTGGCTTGCGTACTCGATGGTGCTTCTGGGGACTTCCCCGGAGCCGCTATCAAATGGGAACGCAGACACAAGTGACTAACATAGGACGGTAGCCTCTCAGCCTGAGGTCGTCCTTAATCAATCCTCCCCTAGTGGGATAAAGGAGTTCATAATGGCTACTATTGTAGATGCTCAAGACTTAGTAAAGAAGGCAATTCCATTCGAGGAGAACGAAGCCGAGACCACAGAAGAGTTCGCTACTCTTGAGGAGGCACCCGCTGAAGCGGAGGCACCCGTGGAAGAAGCAGAGGCTCCATCGGAAGAGGATCTTCCAGATAAGTACAAGGGCAAATCAGCGTCAGACATCGCACGTATGCACCAAGAGTTAGAGAAGCGGCTGGGCCAACAGTCTTCGGAGGTTGGAGAACTCAGACGTCACTTCGACGAATACGTACAAAGCAATGTGGCGCAACAGTCTGCACCGGAAGTAGAGGAAGTAGACTTCTTCGCTGATCCGAATGCGGCTATGGCGAAGGCTATAGACAACCATCCTACGCTCCGACAGGCACAGCAGGTCGCGGCAGAGATGGCTAAATCACAAGCTATTGCTCAACTGAAGACAGCGCACCCAGACATGGATAACGTGCTGAAGGATGATGGCTTTAAGGAGTGGGTCCGTAGCTCTCCCATTAGACGGGAGTTGTTTCAACAAGCTGACTCGAGGTATGACTTCGAGGCGGCGAACGAGTTGATTACGCTCTACAAGGAAAGGCAAGGTGTCGTGGCTCAGACTGCTAAGGTCGAGAAGCAACACCAGAAGAACGAGGTCAAACGAGCCTCTACAGGTACGGCACGGTCGAATCCCGAGGGCGCTACGTCCAAGAAGATCTACCGCCGCCGTGACATTATCGAACTCATGAACTCTGATCCCAAACGTTATGAGGCATTACTGCCTGAGATCATGAAAGCGTATGAGGAGAAGAGGGTCAAATAACCCACTAAGGAATCATTACAATGGCACTTGGATCATCACATGTAACAAACACTACAGCGGCTACATTCATTCCAGAGATTTGGAGTGATGAGATCATTGCTTCTTACGAGAAGGCTCTGGTTGTTAAGCCTCTGGTACGCGCTATGTCTATGGTAGGCAAGAAGGGAGACACCATTCATATCCCTAAGCCTGATCGTGGAGACGCGTCAGCTAAAGCGGCAGAGACTCAGGTAACACTGATCGCTGGCAACACTGGCGAGTTGGTCGTAACAATCGATCAGCACTTCGAGTACTCACGCTTAATCGAAGACATCACAGACGTTCAGGCTCTGAACTCTCTGCGACGCTTCTACACTGAAGACGCTGGTTATGCTCTGGCTACTAACGTGGACTCCGCGTTGATTGCTGAAGCAGGTACTGGTTTCACTGCTAAGCACGTCTTCGAGACCACTGGTATTGGCGCAACGGGCGGCACAGCTACTGCGTTTAGCGACGCTGGCTTCCGTGAGGCAATCCAGATCCTCGACGACAACAACGTACCCGGCGACAGCCGTGTGTTCGTTATCCCGCCTGCTGTGAAGCGCGAGATGCTGGGTGTATCTCAGTACATCTCTAGTGACTTCGTCACTGGGCAACCTGTCATGAACGGCAAGATCGGTAGCTTGTATGGTGTAGACATCTACGTCTCCACTAACTTGGCAACCGACAGCGGCGAGACTGACTGCTTGTTGTTCCACAAGGACGCTCTGGTATTGGCTGAGCAACTGGGTGTTCGTACTCAGACTCAGTACAAGCAAGAGTTCTTGGCTGACTTAATGACGGCTGACACCTTGTATGGCGTTGAGACGTACCGACCAGAAGCTGGAGTTGTAGTAACAGCGGCGGTCTAATCACTACGGGGGAAAGCTAGCGCAAGCGAGCGAGTACCCCACTCATTCTTCAGGAGACCACATGGCAATCTTTTATACTCCACTCACAGACTTCTTAACCAAGGATACATTACCTAAGGAAGACCCCGATAAGGTCATCTTAGGTGCTGACTTCTCAGCGGAGTTCAACGCCATCTCGACTGCATTCGCAGGCGCGGCTCCTATTCTTGACCCTAACTTCAATGGTACCGTTACCTTCGTGGACGCCACTGGCGGCTCGCTGACGGTGACAGGTACCCTAGCTGGTGGCTCATTAGCTATCAGCGGCAACGGCACAATCAATGGTAACCTCGACGTAGGCGGCGCTGTAACAAGCGACGGCTCCGAGCTAGCTACGGAAGACTACGTTGATGGCTTGATTGACGATGCCGCGTTAGCTGTCATCGGGGATGCACCCTCGGACGGTAAGACCTACGGACGTGAGAACTCAGCATGGGCAGAGGTTGTTATCGACACCTCTGAGTTCGATCAGATCGTACAGGAGATCGAAGACACGCTAGAAGAGATCGAGAACGGCACCATCAACAGCGCTGAGCTTAACGTGTCAGGCAATGCTGTTATCGGGGGATCTACTAAGTCCAAGAGCTACATCGAGACTCACGCTGTAACGACAGGCGTACTCGATTGCTCATTGGCTAACGTATTCTCAGCTACTCTCAGTACAGCTACTACATTCAGCTTCACGAACGTACCCGCAGTGGACGGCGCTTACGCATGTACGCTTAAGCTGGCCTCCGCAGGTAACGCAGTGACTTGGCCTACAGGAACCGTATGGCCCACGGCTACACCGCCTACGCTATCGGCAGGCACGGACGTATTCGTCTTACTAACAATGGACGCAGGCACTACTTGGTACGGATTCACTTCGGGTCAAGAGATTGCTTAACGCACTTGAGGGAACCCAATGAGTATTTCAAAGAAGCTAATGACTACCGGCGCTACGGGCGACACCTACGTTGACGACGTGTTCTCTACTTACTTGTACGACGGCAGAAACGGTCCTTTCCGAATCCGTAACGGCGTTGACCTCGACGGTGAGGGCGGTCTGGTTTGGATTAAGTGTAGGAATCAGTCTGTAACGCATCAGCTAGTAGATACGGAGAGGGGGCAGTCTTCCTACTTGGCATCTCAGAGTGGTAATCAGGAGATAATAGACGCCGACAGCCGCGTCACATACTTCAACAACGATGGGTTTTCATTAGGTACGGGCGGTGAAGTCAACAACGCCACTAGAACCTACGCCTCATGGACATTTGGTAAAGCCAAGAAGTTCTTCGACGTGGTGACGTACACGGGTGATGGCGTAGCAGGGCGTGAGATACCACATAACCTTGGCGTAGAGCCGGGGATGCTTATTGTTAAGAGAACCAATAAGTCCGACGATTGGCGTGTGTATCATATAAGTCAATCCAATAAGTACGCAAACTTAAACTCAACCTTCCAGTTCCAAACAGATGGGG